ATCTTTCAATTATTGCTACTACTCTATTAATTGTATTTTGTTGTTGAGTTGTCATATTTTTTATTTTAATAATTAATTATATACAAATATATAACATTTATTAACATTCAAAACTATCAATCTATTTTTTAACAAAACTTTAACGTTTACTAATGTATCATATTTTATACAAAACAATCAATTATGCATATAATATAACGCATTAACTATTCAAGTAAGCGCTTGCAATTAAATACATTTGTGTCATCTTTTTAATTTCTCCTACATTTCTTGGTAGGTTAATTTGTACTTCTATATTCTTTTTGTGGTGGATATAGCATTGAATTGTAGCAATCATTTGTCCGTAGCTCATAGTTTAATTTTTTATTAGTTAGCGTCTATTATCGCCGTGTAAAGATACAATTAATAAATAAAATAATTACCTTTATTTGGGTTTTCTAATTGGTAACCTACCGCATATCTTAAAGCGTCAATTAAATGGTTATGATTATCAATAGGTGTATTGCTTTTCTTTTCTAACCAACAATAATTATTTAACTCTTTAATTAAATTAATTGATTCAGGTGTAACAATCAAATCATAATCTTGTAATAATGCTATTCCATACGTTACCGAGCCTTGCCCTTTAATTGCTGGAACTATATTCAAGCCTAATGATTGTAATTCGCTTATTAATCTTGGTTCTGCACTATCTGCAACTATTAAACTATGTAAACAATTTTGTTTATTTAAAGAGTAGATTTGCGACGTTGTTAATGCGGGCAAACAAAACCTTTCGCTAATATAAATTCGTTTATTAGACGTATCTATATTGCATTCTATTAACGTTGTTGGGTCATTACTAAAACCAAAATCTTGTCCAAATACTGATGCTCCTATTTGTTCATACTTACCTATTGTCCAGTTGGTAAATATAACTCCTTCAGCTTTATCCAACCAACCTCCTAAGATTTGATGCTTGTATTTTTCTGGTCGCCTTAATTTTATATTATCAATTTGATTTAAAAAAGATTCAGAAAGGTTTTCTATGTTATCTAAATACGTTGTATGGATGTATGTAGTGTCCCCTTTGATTAAATTACTTCCTGATTGTATCCCTTTGTCCTCAAAGAATTTCTTATATATAAAATGCTCTTTAGTTGCTGGATTCAATACAAGTAAAACTCTATTTTGTATTCCTTTGGTTCTAATACTAAAATCTATCTTTTCAAATGTTTCTTCATCTGTTAATTCTTCAGCTTCATCCAATACCCAAGTGGTAACCCCAGCTAATGATTTTAAGTTTGCGGTTTGTGTTCCGCTACTTGTTTTAATACCTTTAAAGAGTATCTTAGAACCTGTTTTTAGATTTACTATTTCATCCTTAGTAATGTAAAAATCGTTGCTTAAATTAGCCGTTTCAATCTTGTCTATAAATTCAGGTATAATAGAAACATTAGCAGATGTTAATGTGTAACGTGTAAACAATATAACGTGCCCAACTTCATAAGTCAACAACAAAAGAAACGAGTTCAAAGAATAAGATTTCCCTGAACCACGTCCTCCAGTTATTACAAAGTATCTACTTTCACTACCTAATAGATTATACTTTTCATTAAGTTTTATTTCCAATTTTAAATATATCTTTTATATTAAAATCATTTATGTTGTGCGTTGCTTCGATAACTTCTTTTGGTTTACCAAATATATGTTCCGCTACAAATAACTGTCCCCTTTGTGATTCCATTAATGTATTCTTTACAAATGCTATCTTGGTTTCTTCTTCAGCATCTTTATTATATAATTCTTTGAGTGCTTGAATGAATATGTTATTCACTTTCTTTTCTTCGTTAACTGATTTTCTACCAGCTCCATCCCTTGCACCACCTCTTTTCTTTTCCATAGATAAAAGTTTGTTTATTCAATTTTATAATAAATAAAACTTATAGTTGTTTACTTTCTTTGTAAATTTCTAAAGCTTGTTCCATTGATTTGCCATTATTAAAAATCATTGGAGACTCCTGTATCCATCTTGCAAACCCAACAGCGTACGCATCAAATATTCTAACCAAACTATCCGCATCGTGTTGGTCTTTTGGTTCTAAATCAGTTTCGTCCGATGAATATGCATAGCACAATTCTTTCAATGTTAATTGTTTTCTCATAATTTAAAATTTAGTTTCATTAGGACAATTCTTTGAACTTTCTTTTATAAAATTTACAATCCATTCAGCTTGTTTAATTATCCATTGTTCTATTTTATCTCTCATTTTATTTCTTTTTAAATTGTTCAAACAAATTATTAATTAAATCGCCTTTAAAGAATATGTTTTCTCTTTTAGCGTATTCTTCAATAACATTGTAGATTAACTCTCCTGCTTCTTCCTCACTATAACTTCTTTCTTGTTGCCATTTAGCACCCTCTACAAATCCATCTCTTTGTTTTGCCCATAAATATTGGTCTGAACCATATCGTATTACAGCAGCTTCTTCAAGTGTTTCTTGTTTCATATCTTATTTCTTTTTTAGTTTCATTAAATTTTCTGCTCTTTCTTTTGCGTAGTGTTCTCCATTATTTCCGTTTTGTCCTATAATATTCATCCGTTCTTCTTTTTGTTCATCATACCAAGTATCAGGTTTTATTTTATTCATATGATAAAACGCATCCAATCTAACTTGTATTAAATCATTTTTTTCTGTTCCATTTGTATCTACCATTAACTGGTTTAGTTTATCTATAATCTCAAAGTCAAACTTCTTTTTATTATGTATTTCTTTATTATATTTTAAAATCAATTCACTATTATTATCAGTCAATCTTTCAACCAATTCATTCAGTCTATTTATTTCAGAATTAAACTGTCTTACTTCAAAACTTACATCCATATTGTTTTCTTCTTTAAGTTGAAAATGTTTTACTATTGCTTTTCTTGTAACTCTTAATTGTTGATTGCTACTTTCATACATTGAATAGTTTTTCAATAAATGTATAACAGTTGAGTGAACCAAGTCTAAACTGTTACCTATACTTTCTAATGTTAATTTAGGACTTAAAATCCTAATTAGGTAACAATATAATGCCCTTGCTTCTACGACCTCTCTTTTACGTGTTTTAGTTAATATATCTATATTTGTTTCTTGTAGTATTATTTCTTTTAATCTTTCTGTTATTTCCATTTAAAATAGTTTTTGTTGTGCTAAGTGGTTATTAATTCGCTCCATTGCTTTATCATAAAATTGTTTATTTATTTCACATCCTATAAAATCTCTATTAGTATTATAAGCTGCTATTGCGGTACTTCCAGAGCCACTAAAACAATCCATAACTAAATCATTTATATTAGTTGATTTTTCAATTAGATACTCCATTAAATTAACTGGCTTTTGAGTTGGGTGGTATTCATTACCTGTTTTTTTAGCTTTAATTATATTTGAATCTCTATTCCCTTTTAGCTTTTTCACTCCATTGCTGCAGAATATAATCATTTCGTATTTAGGAGCAAAATCCCCAGTTAAATCTCCCATACCAGTATTATTCTTTTCCCATATCAATATATTTTTTACATTAAAATACTTTTCTATTTCTGTTTTAAATACTTCTACTTTATGCCAACTGCAGAATATATATAAATGTGCATCTTGTTTCATTATTCTTTTGATTTCTTTTATCCAATCAGGAAACCAATTTAAATTATTATCGTTTTCTATTTTTTCGTGTTTAATCTTTCTGTAGTTAGATTGAAAATCCATTCCAAAAGGCGGGTCTGTTAAAAGCAAATCAATAGTTTCATTTTCTATTCTTTGCATCATTAACATATTATCTTCATTTGTTACTTTCATTATGTTTTTTTTCAATTAATTTATAAACTCTTGCTATTCTATCCCAAATCCAAATTAACATTATTGAAACAAATATTTTAAAAAAAGATATTTCCATTTTATTCAGTTTTAAGTTTTAATAAGTTCCAGCATTCAACATATTTTTGCCTTGCTTTTCCTTTGTATATTATTTTAAATAATTCATAAATCTTTTTAGTATATTGATATTTCGTTTTACAATCTACTAAATACTTTTCAGCGTATTTCTTACCATAACCTTTGCAATAGTTTACATTGTCAGCAGTATCTCCAATTATCATTTGTTCGTAGAAATTATACCTTGCTTCATCTTCTGATATATCATATATCTCTTTATGTTTAGCGTGGTAGTTATACATCAGACAAGGGAATTGCTTATAGTCTTTATCTATTGAAACTATTATAACATTATCTCTTCCTATTTCATTTGATAACTCAAACCAGTGTTTAGCTACTACGTCATCAGTTTCACATCCATAACCCCAAATAGAGTTGTATTGTTCTTTAACAAATTCGTGCATCTCATTAAGCAATGGCGGTAAATTATTGTAGTTTCTATTTGCTTTATACTTTGGCGAAATGTATTTCCTAAAATTACCTTTTGAACCTGAGAATGTTTTAACCTCGTTTATTTCATAAAAATCTTCTAAATGATTTATTATACTCATAAACACTTCATCAAATTTAGCTATTGAATCCTCAATGTTATGATGGAATCCATCGTCTTCTATTGTTTCTCTTTTCTTGTAGCAGCTTGAAAATATCAAACTATCTGCATCAAATAAAACTATCATTAATTTACGTTTTGATTATTAATTAACAACTTTAAAATATGATTATAGACTTGCAATTCGTTTTCAGTTCTATCAATCAATATAGCTAAGTGTTCGTCGCTTGTAAGTAAAGAACCATTGATTAATTCATTAACTAAACTTTGAAGGTTTCTATCTAATCCTATTACTTTAGATTGTATTTTTATTAATGCTTGTTCATTCATTTGTTTCATTTTTTTTAATGTTTTAATCCACATTGCAAACAATATAGTTGTCCGTTTTTATTTTCTTTTGTTTCGGTTTCTATTTCACATTCAAAACAGTGTAAATAATATTTTATTAGCTTTTTCATATTTACTTTTTTATAAAATAAGTTATTATTTCAGCCAATACAGGCACTATTATACAGCATATTATTATAGCTATTCCCATTTTTTTTATAATTTCTTTTTTGAATATTTATAATATAAACTATATACCTTTTCCCTTTCTTCATCATTTAAGGCAAGCATAGCTTTTAACGCAATTAAAGAATTTAATCTTGTTTCTTCTGAAATAAATTCAAAATCTCTTTTTTTAGCCGCTTCAATACAAAATTTTATTTCTCTATCGCTTAAATTTCCATCGTCAAAAACAATGTGGCCATATCCACCGCACCCTCCATCATTAGTATTATATAACTTTTCTATTAAATTAAAAACTTTTTCCATTATATATTATTTAAATTATTCATTGTTTCATCATAATCCAATACGTTTTTTATTTCTTGCATATAAATATCTTCAGTATTCCATAATTCTTTTAAAGAATCTATTACTAATTCTAATTCTTTTTTAAGATATAAATTATCAGTACCATTTATAATATATAAACAAGTGTGTAATTTTTCTAATATTTGCATTTTATCCATTTTTTTGTTTTTTTAAAGTTTCTAATTCTTTTGCTCTTTTAAGAGTTTTCATTGCTTCTGCTCTTAATTCTTCTTGTGTCTTGTTAATCCAGTTTCTCATTTTTTTATTTGTTTTAAAAGTTTTATATATTCTATTAAAAATTTATAATCTGTTAAATTAATATATAAATTGTTATATCTATACTTTTCGTAAAATTTAGCAAAGTTAATTATATCTATATTTTTCATATCATTAAATCTTTAGCTCCTTGAAATTCAAGATACGATACTTCTTTTGTTTTTAATGCTTCAATTGTAAAATTAAGTATTAAATTTTTAATCATTCTTACTTTTGGTTTTAATTCTTTTTTAGTCATTAATATACCATCTGAATTATAATTTACAGATAAATTTCTATAAACACTTTCATCTAATCTTTCCAATATTTCTTTTGCTCCCATATTAATAATTGTTAGCGTATCTTTCAGCAGTTAGTTCAAGTGATATTTCTTCTAATTTAATTTGTAATGCTTTTTTAATATCTTTTATTTGCCAGTAATCTAAATCATAATAACCTGATTGATTTACTTCTTTTATTATTAATTCAATTTGATTAAATGCTTTTTGAGTAGTTGTCATAATTTCTATTTTTTATTTGTTGTTATCTGAGTACAAATATAAACAAGTTTTTAACATAACAAACTATTATTTTAAATTTTAACTTTTTATTAACAAAAAAAGACTACTTAGATAGTAGCCTTTGATTAATTATTTTACGATAAACATTGTTAACTGATTCTTTATTATTGCCTCGTTTCCAAAGAAAATCCATTATTCTATTGATTCTTTGTAATGGTGATTGTTTACTTTTCATTATTCATTTCTATTATTAATTTTACCACCAAATAAATAACAGCTGCAATTAAACTAATTCCAAGTGCCATTAAAGATATTATAAAAAATGGCAACATTGTATCGTACATAAATTGTTTCATATTATTTATTTATTTATTTCATATTGCTTTAATTTTTCTAAATATAAAATCATATCCATTGCTTCTTCTTGAGTGTGTTGCAGCCATTCTAAGCGTGTTAAATCAGTTCTGTCTAATGTTACACCATATTTATTTATACCTACTTCAGAACGTTGTTTAAATTGATTTATAACTGATTCTACTATTGCGTCTTTCATTTATTTTAGTTTTGAATGTTGTACATATAATTCCATTACTTTTTTTAATCCGTCGTATTCGTTAAATTCTATTTTAACATCCTTTTCTTTTAAAGTATGTACTTCTAAATAGTTTGATATTTGAAACTTAACAATATGATATTTTTTACTGTTTTTTATTGGTTGAGCTATATAAGCTAAATCTTTTCTATTACAGATAATCATTGCGTTTAATTCTTCCTGACTTGGCGAATATATTTCTGTTTTAGATTTAGCCATTTACAACCGCTTTTGTAAATATATCTTTCAATGTTTGTTTTTGCCATCCCTGACTTAAACAAATGTGATATAATATATTTCCTAATTCTTCTACATCAATATCGTCGTTAGTACTTATTACA